AAAATATGATACAGTATGGTCTGTAAAACAAGCAAAGGACCAACAAGTTTATGATTTTACTGTAGATCACAATGAACACAATTTTGTGGCAAATGGCGTAGTCAGTATGAATACAAGAGCACCAGAAAGACGTGTATTTTATATCGATGTGCAAAATCTTCCGCCTTATAAAGCCGAAGCTTTTATTGATAGAATGAAAGATCAGTTTAAAAAGAAAAAAGTTGCCAGTAATCGTGGTGGACCGGGAGCGTCTTCTGTCGAAGAAAGATGGCACGCACCGGCTGCGGATGAAGATTATTGGATTCCAATTCGTGCCAATGCAAATACTCGTGTTGAAACATTGCCCGGTGCCCAGAATCTTGGAGAAATCGATGACACAGTTTATTTTAGGAATAAATTGTTTACAGCATTAAATTTCCCAAAAAATTACTTCAACAATGAAGATGCTCAAAGCACAAGAATCGCTTTGTCTGCTCAAGATGTTAAATTTGCTCGTATGATTGAAAGATTGCAAAGTCATATCGAAGAAGCCTTATGGGAAATTTGTGATCGTCATTTAAAACTTCTTGGATATCCAGAAGAAGCATATGAAGATCTTGCTATAAAAATGACAGCACCTAGTGATTGGAGAGAACTAACAAGAGCAGAAGTTCTTACCAATCGTCTTAGCAATGCCTCGAACTTAAAAGGGTCGCAACTAATGAGTGACTTTGACATCCTCACCAAGTTTTTAAAGTATCCAGAAGACGAAGTTACACAAATGCTGGCTAGACTTAAAATACAAAAATTGGACGATCTTAAATTACAAATTATTGCTCAAAACCCAACATTATTAGGCGTTGGTTTGCCGGGTCCAGATGATACAGAAATAGGAACAGAACCGGGTGGACCAAATCCAATGCTTGGCCAAGATGCTGGAGGACAACCACCAGCACCGGGTGCTCCGCCAGCAGGAATGAAGAAATTCATGGATGATGGAGGCGAAGAAGATATGGAAATGCCATCTCAAGGCACTCCGCCAATGTCAGGATCAGGAAATCCTATTCCAACTCCAGATCAGGAAGATATTCAAAAATTCAATCTCGACATTCAAAATTTTGATTCCGAAATTGACGAAGAAGAAATTGATTTTTCAGAAAACTAATAGATGAGTGGAAATCTCACAAAGATGATGAATCTAAAATAATGAATTTTGCAACTAATGGATGCACGCAATTATACACAGAAAAATATAATGGTAAATCCGGAAATCATGCAACTGAGGTTTTTGATTGTACAGATTACACAGTTGTTTTAGATCGACTAAACAAATATTTTGAGTAATAACATGAATGAAATATTGATAAAAGAAGCTCCGATTTATTCTATGAAAAATAAGAAATTGATAGATGAATCGGAGTCTTGCGGGTGTTATTCCTGTTTATCAGTTTTTTCAAAACTTGATATTACAGAATGGACAGACAATGGATTGACTGCACTCTGTCCTAAATGCAATGTTGATTCTGTTTTGGCTCAAACATATGGAGTCCCACTTGATGAACAAAATTTAAAAATAGTTCACAATCATTGGTTGAAAAAATGCTGAAAATTCCCAAAAAAACAATTAGTTTAATTGTTGCTGCTTATAGAGAAGATCTTTATTGGATTAATAAAATTTATCATCCAGTTATTGTATACAACAAAAATGACAAATCAGATCGTTCTGCAATTCCAAACAATACCACTGTGATTGAATTAGAAAATTATGGCAGAGAATCGCAAACATATTTGTATCATATAGTAAAAAATTATAATAAACTATCTGATATCAACATTTTTTGTCAAGGAACACCATTTGATCATTGTCCTTATTTTATTGAAATAGCAAACAAAAATACGATCAAACAAATGAACGAATTATCGTGTAAATATAAAAATAAATTGTGTAATGAATCTGACTATTTTTGTGGCATTGGAGATTATTCAGATTTCATAATTAAAGAATGTGTAAATTCAGAATGGGATCTTCAAAATAGAATTCCGTTCTGTTTCATTGGCATGGAAACAATGTTTCCAAGAGCAAAGCCAATTAAATTGTTTAAATCAATTTGGGGATCTATTTTTGCTGTGTCAAAAGAAAATATTCTTAGATTCAGAAAAGAACAATATCAAAAGTTATTAGACCTTCACGCTCAATTTTGGAGCTTTCCTTGGGCTATGGAAAACATTTGGCATCACATATTTGAAAAAGATGACGCACCAAAAGGAAAATTTATTTAACTTTTTAAGAATCTCCACCAAACTCATTATTATACCCTCCGTCAGCATTTGATGGCACGACTTCATGACCATCTGTTGGGTGTCGTGGCTCGCTAAATTGAGGCTTCTTTTCTCTTCTTAATTTACTAAGAATTGAAGACACTTCTTCATCGCCTCTTTGAGCAATTCCATTGACAAATTGCATCATTTCATCTGGATATTTATTCATAATGGCTTTGAACAATTCTTTTTGAAGATGTTCATGGTCTTGAGCAAAATCATTATCATCGCCATTAAGTTTAAAACCATCAACCGGTTCGCCTGAATCTCCTAGCCCTTCTTTTAGATTTTTTCGCCTCATCCACTCTTTAAACATCAACATTCTGGCTCCTTAATTATCAAAAATAATGGCATCGTGCATACTTAGTTATAATAGGCACCATCTATTTATTGACTTCTTACCTAAAAATGACATTCGTCTTGATACATAACGGAAAGAAATCAAAGCTGTAGTGCTTTGGAATGCCAGTGCTGATGCTGTTCAATATGATGGCATTAAAGCACCCAGTAACTTAAAAAGTCGAGGAGTGAAAAAAATTATGAGACGTAAACTCATTAAGCAAGATGCCTTTGACAGCATTATCAAAGAATCGGCAACTACGGCTGAGCGTGAATTAGTCGAAGCTGCAAATGTACTTTCAAGAGCGTTGAACAAGGGTCCAATGTCACTTCGTTGTTTCACAGAAGCCACAGTGGTTTATGAAACACTTGACAACACCTATGTACACGCTGGTTATCATATTGATAACGGTCATGTCACCTTAAATAATATTGAAGAACTTGTAATTGACGAGACGACTCGCAAAAACAAGGTGAGAGGTCTGCTCTCACAAATGATTGACAACGTGCTTTCAGATGAACACGCAAAAGCCAAAGGATTGTTTGAAAGCTATCTTAGCATGATTCAGTGGAACAAAAACGAAAGCAAGATCAGCAAGAAACACAAGACAAATCTTCAAGAATCACATCGCTATGCTGTTCTCAGCGAAGCGGTAGAAACTTCTGGAAGAGAAGTTCAAAAAGCATATAGCGTTGCTAAAAATGTCCTTGATTATGTTCAATTCATGAAACATGGACCGGCTCTTCATGAGTCAATATCCAAGCGAGATGAAAAGGGAAATATCACAGATATCCGCATTCCAACATGCAAAGCACGTAATGATGGCCGAATTAAGAAACTCGGCTACACAGTTACAAACGCCGATAACCATGACGTTCGAAAGAAAGTTACGGAACTCGTCAAAGAACAAGCCTTCTGTAAGGCAATCGCAAATCTAAAACGTCAAAACTCTTTCTCAGATCAACAAGGTCTCGAAGAAGCACTTGATGTTATTGTTCAGAAGTACCCACAGGTTCTAATGGTTACACAAACTGAACTCTCGGGAATTATTGGTGAAGCTTTGTCTCATGTTGGCGTTGCTAATTATGATGACGAAACATGTGAATTCATGGCTGAAGGCATTCTTCGTCGTGCTCACTCTTCTTACACCGAACGTGTGAACCAAATCCTACATCTAGCTTCCGCTCCGCAAGTAGCTGAAGGAAATGATCCATACGATCACTTCCAGACAGTTGTAGAAACATTCTTCCCTTCTCTCGACGAACAATTCGGATTGGAACGTAAAGCTTACACCGATCTATATGAAGTTCTCGAAAGTGTTTGGAAACAAGCTGATAGACGTGGCGACACGGCTCTACAACACCAAACAGGTCAACAATTGAATGATTTGGCATCAGTTCTTAATGGAGAAGTTCGCCCAGATATTCAGACAATTGAAGAAAGTGCAACTTGGCTGATGCGTTTAATCGAAGCTAATGTTGAAGGTAGCAGCAATACATGGAGTGTGTCAAATAAACCACACATGACCATTAATGGCGACCACCCAGATATGGCTAAGAAAGCAAAAGTTGGTGCAGTTCCGGGCAAGTACGAAGGAGATTGGGGTGATGAAGCTCCTGCCATCGGACAAGACGATATGTCTTATAAAGGCGGAAAACACTCCAAGAAGATGAGAAATGACAGTTGGGGTCAAGAAGGCGGAGGAGATGTATTCCCTAAGCTTAAAAACCCATATGTTCCAAAACCATTCGGCGATTACACAATGAAGGGCGAAAAGGGAATCGATAAAGACGCCACAGGTCAACACGGTGCCACATGGCAGTCCGGTGACACATGGCCAGAATTGAAAAACCCATACGTTCCAAAAGAAGCTGTAGGCACCGGTGGCAAGTGCTACAAAATGAAAAATGGTAAAGAAACAGATCTCGTCGTAGACAAATAATTATAAAGGAGTGTAGCCATGGAACAAATGTTATTGGTCGATTGTTGCACGCACTCCGGCTTCGAACTCGCACTTCACGAAGGCACTACATCAGGTAAGGGTCTCGTGAAGTTTCGAGGTAAGTTCCAAGAAGCTGAGGCGATAAACAAAAATAAAAGAATGTATCCGTATGATGTTCTTGATGAAAATATGAGTCGTTTGCAGGAAGCTCTTTCTGATCGCAGACTTATCGGAGAATTAGACCATCCTACTGATAGTATTATTCACTTCGCTAACGCTTCTCACATAGTTACTAAACTGTGGTGGGAAGGCAATATCTTAATGGGCGAAGGAGAAATTCTTAATACACCTCACGGTAAAGTTCTAAAAGCTTTAATCGAAGATGGTGTGAAAGTTGGAATTAGCTCACGAGGAGTGGGCAACGGGAAAGTTAATGAAGACGGCATATTAGTCATTGGTGAAAGTTACAAACTTATTACCTTCGATGCTGTTGCTGATCCTAGCACTTTCTCAGCGTTCCAAGAAAAGGTAACAAGTAAGAAAGAAAATGTGATTCATTCTCGTGAAGAATCATATCGCAAAGAAGTTGCTAAAACAGTTAACAAAAATGAGACCAGCAGCATAGATACCGTTAACAAAGAAGCATTGATCGCTTGTTTAGGCGGCTTTGTGAAATCTCAAGCAGATAAAATTAAGTCGAGGTTAAATTAATGGACAAGATCACAGAAGCACTGAAGAAGATCCTCCCGGCTGAGCATGTGAACGAGGTTCGCAAAGCCGTAGAAGATATGATGGCTGAACAATATAAGGGACTTGAATCAGAATTTCAGAGCAAACTTGAAGAAGCTTACTCTCAAATCTCAGATGAAAAATCTCGAACAGAACTCGTAGCTGAACAAGGTTATCAACAAGCCTATGAAATTATTGGATCATTGATGACTCGTATTGATGAACAACGTTCAGAATTCGAAACAGCTCTTGAAGAAGGTTTCGAAGAAGCCTACCAAGAACTACAAAGTGAAAAAGGAAAGAATGGCGGCATCGAAGTAGAACTCTACGAAGAGTTTGATAAGAAGCTGCATGAGATGAAGGAATTCATGGTCGAAAAAGTCGATCAGTTCCTTGGTCTCCAAGAAGAAGAAATTTACGAACATGCCAAGCGTGATGTTCTTAGCGATCCACGCATCGCTGAACATAGAGTTGTTGTCTCCAAGATGGCAGAAATGCTTTCAGATTATATTGATAATGACACTCTCGGTGGAGTCTCTTCTGCAAAGATTGAAGAAACACACAAACAATTGGAATCCATTAAAGGACAACTCCGAATTGTTGAAGCTAAAAATGTCAGACTGTCGGCTCATAATAACAAGCTCAATGAGCAAGTTCGTGAAGCTAATGGCTTGCTGACAGAAGCAGCTAAAGTAGAAAGAAAAGAAAGAGCAAGCAAGGCAAAGAATGCAAGTGGGCGTGGTAATAGAGTTGGAGCCGATCAGATTCTGTCTGAATACGCTGCACCAACTTCGGAAGGCAAAGATCAGCACCTTATGGAAGGCTCTGATCCCCTAACCGATCTTCTGGTACTTTCTGGACTACAAGAGTCCAGATAATTCAACAACAAGCTTTTTAGCTTAATAAAAAGAGGGAAACAATGTCTTTTAACTCACGCTATCTAAATGAAGCACGAGAAATTGAAGCCAGATGGTCAAAGCCTTTGAGAAACGGTAAGTCTATGCTTGACGGCATTAGCAACCGCTATGAAAGAGCCACGGCCTCTGTACTTCTGGAAAATCAGAGACTTATGAACGAAGCTATGACCGATACCGGTGATATCGCTCAGTTCAAGAGAATCTCAATTCCACTTGTTCGTCGTATTTATCCACAATTGATCGCAAACAAAGTTGTTAGCGTTCAGCCGCTGCTCGGCCCAACAGGTTTGGTTTACTACCTGAGATTCCGATATAGCAGCAACAAGGGTGCAATGAGAGGAGCCGACCTGAACAGCGGCTATCCATCTGATGATGCAACATCGTTGCAACAGTTGGCCTCTGGTGATGGCAACCTTGATATCTTCTACACACACCAGTTCATCCAGAACGAAACATCTAGCACTGACGCTGGTGGAGACACCAACTCAATCTATGCTCCTCTGGAACACACTCCAGTTCTCGCCGGAACAATGACAGGTACTATCTATGATGGCTCTGTTGCCGTTCAGACTTTCGTCGTTGCAGAAAGCGGAACATTCACCTTCACAGATATTGGAACACCAGCCAACAAGGCTACTGGTGGTACTCTTGATCTTGTGACTGGAGAAATGACACTGGCTTGGAATAATGATCCGGGTGCTAACCGTATTGTAACTTCTTACGAATACAACATGGAATGTAACCAAGATCTTCCAGAAGTTAACCTCGTTGTCGAATCGGAAGAAATTGCCGCTAAGACACGTAAGCTAAAGGCTGTTTGGTCATACGAAGCTCAACAAGATCTTCGATCACAACACAACCTTGATGCCGAAGCTGAACTCACAGCAGTTCTTGCTCAGGAAATTAACCTCGAAATCGATCGTGAAGTGTTGACAGACCTTCGTAACAACGCAGGTACTATCGCAGTGTGGGACTTCAACACAGCACTAGGGGATACTATCAAAGAGAAGTACGAGTCTCTGTATGTTAAGGTTGTTGAAGTTTCTAACGTCGTTCATCGTAAGACCCTCCGTGGCGGATGTAACTGGCTTGTCACTTCTCCAGAAGTTGCTTCAGTGTTCGAAACTGCAACAGCAGGATTCGCACCGGCACCTTCAGAAACCTTCACAAGTAGCTTGGGTATTCAGTACGTAGGTACTGTTAATAATCGTTGGAGACTGTACAAAGATCCACTCTTCCCACAGGGCCAGATCCTGATGGGGTATAAGGGTGACTCTTACATGGACAGCGGCTATTTTTATTGCCCTTATGTACCACTCACTCAGACCCCCGTAGTACTTGACCCAGAATCATTCTGTCCAAGAAAAGGAATTTTAACTCGATACGGAAAAAAGTTGCTGCGTGAGGGAGCTAAATTTTATGCTCGCATGTCAATCGCAAATTTCATCATCTGATTTTGTCGGACGATAAATAATCAGGCGTAAAGCCAAAAAGCTTAAAGAAAAAGCCCGGTCAGAAATGGCCGGGCTTTTTTATTTAAAGAGACTTAACTAATGAGGATTCAAGTAAAGTTTCCAGATCAAGATTCAAAGATTTGACTTTGTCATTTGCCCATATTTCATAATCAAGAATCTTTTCACATTCTTCTTGAAATGATTTTTTCTTAAGCAAAGTAAGTTCTAATTTATTTGAATAGTCGTTCTTGACTTCAATGGCCAATGGTCTATCATTGTTGTGATACTTGACAACAAAATCAATTACATAATGTCTTTTATGTCCAGTGACATCATAATATGCAACTCTAAACGGCTCATAGTCATACCATTCTACATCAGGATCATTATCTAAATGCCAATGAGTTTTTAACTCATAACTAGAACGAAACATCGGATTCGTTCGTTTGCATTTCTTGCTTCGATAATGACCTTTAACACAATGCTTTGGTCCAGAGTTCCATTTGCCTTCGTCTATTAACTGCATAACAGCCTCCCGTTGCTTCTGGTTCCATGCTTCTGGTCTTGGCACTCCTTTGTTTGGGCCTCCACTCTCCCAGCTTTCTTTCAACCACTCCCTGCAATTCTCACGCAAATAGTCTTTCATTTCAGGGAGTTGATTATAATGTTCAACTCCATAGTTCTCATACATGGTCCTAGCCATTTTTGCACGAACTTCAGGTAGCATTGCAACATTTGCAACGCCATACCTTTCCTGTACGGTTTTTTGCATTTTGGCTTTAATCTCTTCATTTTGAAGAGGAACATGGGTGCCATATCTTTCTGTAAGAACCGCCTGTTGTTTGGCTTTGATTTCTTCATTTTGCATTGGATGATCTGTGCCATATTTCTCTTGAGAAGTTTTCTTACGTTTATCTACGATCTTCTGTGTGGCACTTTCTGTCCCAAACATTTTCTCGACTCTGGCGGCAGTATTCTCTTCAGTATTTAACACACAAGAGGTGCCGTACCGTTCGATGCACGTTTTCTCCATCTTTGCACGAACCTCTGGCTTTGAGGCTGGATTGTCCGCAGACATCGAGCATTTTTTGCAGATGTGCTTACCTTTGTTTTTCTTAAAGTTCTTGTCTGCATCTTTGAACTTTAATGTCCAAAGTTTGCTGCACCGCTCAAAACCACCATTACAGTCATAACGAATGACAACATGTGTTGTGGTTTTAACATTATCAGGTATTTCTTCTGTAAACATGGCTTCCTTTCAGGGATTATTTAATGTCTGTAAAAACTTCACTATCAATTTCGAAGTTGATTTATTATAGCACTCAATTGATATTCTTGCAAAAATCTTTTTTTATTTTTTCAATTAAGAAGAAAAAATCAATCTTTCACATACTGTTATATGGTATCATGATTAAGCGATACTTAAGAAGCAAGTCTCAAAGAACAGATTTGTTTTTTTCTACAGACGGCTTGTGCTCAATCTGTAAAACCCCATTGCCTGTAAGTTGGCACTCTGATCACATAATTCCTTGGAATGGAAATGGATCTACAATAATGTCAAATTTACAACCAACATGTCCAAAATGCAATCAAGAGAAAGGCGACAAAATGCCAAACAAAATCAATTACGAAAATTTGAATTACTTTCAAGAAGATTTCCCAGACAACAATGGAGTGAGAATATGTCAGATTGGAGCTTACAATGCTGCAATTCATAAATTGGCCATAGGGCCACAAGGCGGTATGACCTCTATGAGTTGCAGCATATTCCTTCCAACAGGAACCGGCAAATCGGATGTTGTTCGAGCACTTTCAATTGGATTAAAGAAGAGAGGCCGATGTAGCGGAGTTTGGGTCTTTAGTCCGAGTGAAGGATTAAGACAGCAAATCGCTAAAGATGAAATCAAGGAGTGCTTGGCAAGACTTGGAGTTTCCTTTCCACGATATTTTCCTTTTAGCGAGGAAACATGCTTGGACAATGAAAGATTTAGAAATGAGTCCATCATGGAATCATATACCACCCAATTCTTGATTAACGGCGGATCAAAAAAAACCAACTTAGATCATTTCATTGAACACGATGCTAGAATCTTTAGTAAAACAGGAAAACATGTTGTCAGTGTATTTGATGAAAGTCATTTGTTTAGCACAGATAACACATGGGGTGATGCAGCAATTAAACTACAAGAGGCTGGCATTCCAATCATTTTAATTACTGGAACACCATACAGAACAGATAAGATAAAAATCCCCGGATTTGAACAAGAATTCATAGACGAAGTAGAAAAACTATTCGTCAAAACAACGGTCAGCGACGAAGTAGTCAAAATCAAACGTGGTAAAGAAAAAATAACTCGGTGGAAGTTGATAGCCGATTATGAATACACATATAGTCGTGCATGGGAAGATGGGGTTATATTAAGACCATATCCACAATGGATCGATGCAACTGACATTACCTACAACAAAATTCTTTCTGAGATGCCTAAAGGAGAATCATCTAAATTATTGAGGAAATTTTTACTAGATGATAAAACAATAAGTTCCGCAGTAACTGCTACGATTGAATCTATATGTCGCAGAAAAACAAGTGACAATAATTGTTGTGCCATTGTTACAACATTATCTGACTCTGATGACATTGATTCTATTGACACAGTTTATGATGACGACATGTTAGGTAATTTACATGCCAGAAAAATTGAACGAGAATTCCGTAGGCAAAATCCAAACCTAAGAGTCAGAATTGTGACCTCTTCTCTGAACTCTAATGATTTGAACAAATTCAAAGAGGGGCAATATGATGTGCTTATTGTTAAAGCAATGGGCACAATCGGATTCAATCATAAACCGATCAAAACTGTTTGTCATCTTTCTAGCTATAGAACCCTACCGGCTTTGATTCAACTTTTGATGCGTGGATGCAGAGTCTATGGATCTCACAGAACTTTTGATGCTATCCTGACAAAAGACAAAGCATTACGTGATTTGTGGATGCAACTTGAAGAAGAAACTGGCTTGGTAATCGAAAACAAAGAAGAAATTGAATCTAGCGTCGAAACCAAGCCGATCAAAGAATCAGACGACGAAGAAAGAAAACCATCTGTATTTGACAATCACAACTATTCTTATGAAGTTAATAAGAACAGAAATCACAGTGATGAGATCATTGAACTATACGGAAAAAAAGATCCTCAATTAGCGAACGTTTTGAAACCACAAGAATTGCTAAATCATTTTGCTTTGATGTCAAAAACACTCGGAGACAATTGGCTCAACAACATGCCTGATTATCAAATTCCAGAGCCAACGATTGCAATGCTCGATCCCAACGAAGAAGAGCATCGTAGAAGAACAGAGTCCAAAGAATCTGTACAAGAATTAGCCAATGAAATAATGCTGATGTGCAATGTGGCATATTCCAAGGCAACATTCGGGAAATATATCGCTCCCGTATGGAAGTGTGTGAAAAGAATTAGTGGATTCCCTCCAGCGGCTTCTATGGAAAACATATCTGGCATAGAAAACTATGGCAAAATAATTGAAGCGTGCATATATGTGAAATCAAGACTCAGTACAGAAAATGAAAGTGATTACTTTGATCATTTTGAATGGTTAGCAAACATCAGGTCTATGAGACGATAACACAGAAAAAGCCAGATCTGGCTTTTTCATTAGTTCTTTCTATAATTTGATCTGTTTTCAGACATAAGTTATTAAATCACTTAGAGCTATGTTAGTGAAAGCTAACATGGCTTTTTTTTATTATATTTCACTCCATGTGATACTTTTTTTAAAGAATCTATTGTAATTTCGCTCCATATGAAACTATAATATCTATATGGAGGAATTATGATATTAGAAAAAGAAACATTTGAAAAACTTGGCAAACAGTTTGAAGAAGCTTCTAAGAAAGCAAAGATTGTTTGTCAGTGTGATTATTGTGGCAATGTTTTCGATAGACTCAAAAACAATATTTTAAGATCATGGCAACATATAAAATCAGACAGTTGTAGTGATAAAAAATGTATACAAAAGAAACGAGTAAAAACCAATAAATTGGTATTTGGCACTGACAATGCTTTCCAAAATAAAGAAATAAAAGATAAGATAGCCAAGACTAATCTGGAAGCCTTCGGCGTTGAAAATCCTATGCAAAATGCTCGTATTAAAGAAAAACAAAATAAAACATGTCGGGAGCGTTATGGAACTGATAATGTTTTTCAAAACTCTGATATTAAAGACAAAATAAAGAAAATTATACAAGACAAGTACGGTGTATCAAATCCAACTCAGAACAAGGATATTAAAAACAAACAAGAACAAACGCTAATGTCAATTTACGGAGTGTCACATGCTCTACAAGATCCAGAGTTAAGAAAAAAAGCAATGGATACTTGTGTTGCAAATTTTGGAAAATTCCCAGCCAATAATTATGGAAAAACACAAAAGAGCATTGAAGAATGGTTAAACTCTTTTGGATTCAATTTCAGTTCGACAAGGAAATTAATACCCGGTTTTGAAATTGACATTTATGATGATGATCGAAAATTAGGAATAGAGTATTGTGGTTTACACTGGCACCATGAATTTTCATCTGCATCACGAAACAATAAATATCATCATAACAAATACAAAAAATGTTTAGAACAAGGCGTTCAACTTTTAACCATATTCTCAGATGAATGGGAGAAAAGAGAATTGCAATGTAAAGGACATATAAAATCAATTTTAGGAATCAATGACACACGACTTTATGCAAGAAAATGTATTGTTGAAGAAATTGACAAAGAAGTTGGGAGAAGGTTTTTTAGCGATTATCACATTCAAGGAAAGAATAATCTTGGAGTTGTTTTCTTTGGTTTATTTCATGATTCAGAGCTTATTGGAGTCATGTCTCTTGGTCGTCACAATCGTCAAGTCAATGCTCTTGTGTTAGACAGACTTTGCTTCAAACATGGATTTCAGATTACTGGTGGTGCAAGCAAGTTGTTTTCAAAATGTGTCTCTTGGGCAAAAGACAGAGGTCATACAGAAATAATCAGTTTTAGCGACAATCGCTGGAGTCTTGGCAAAGTTTACCTTGCATTAAACTTTGAAATGGTCAAGGATTACAATCCAGACTACAGTTATGTTGACATTAAGAAACCTAATGAACGCATCAGCAAGCAAAGTCAAAAGAAAGGCGTTGTGAATTGTCCAGAAGGCATGACAGAATATGATTGGGCACATGCAAGAGGATTGGCAAGAATTTGGGATTGTGGCAAGAAGCGTTGGTTGTTTAATATATGAATTTTTCCAAACTGTTACTTATGATAAGTTTTGACAAAATGGAATGTAATAGACTAAAGTCATTAAAGTCATTAAAGTTATTCTAAGAATTTGGCGAATACAAGAACGAAGAGTGATGGTAGAGCCACTCGTTGTAAAGAGTGTCGTGCTTCTGTCGCTAAGGAAATATATAAAGGAACTTTATAATGACTACAGAAAAAATTAATAAGAGATCAGATTATCCTCCTGAACCTAAAAAATCAGATCCATACCCTCATCCACAAACAAGACCAAAGCCAAAACCAGAACCACCTCCGCAGACAAGAGAATTAACGGCAAACGACATTTGATTTGCAGCCAGAACGAAGGAAAGTTCGTGAGAAGTAACTTTCCGATCCAAGCATTTTTGGATCACGGAATTTTGGACTTGTCATTAATCAACAGATTCGATAATTTAAGGCCAATTATAGGTCCAGAAAACTTATCAAAGGCTGATAAGTATGATGAAACGGATTTCAAACAATGGCTAAAATTAAAATGATTCAAAAAAGAAACTTACAGAACGCTGTCAGAAAATTCTGCATGGCAATAAACTCAACCAAACTCTGCCAGAGGACGACACACTCTTTCTGTCGTCATTAATCGAGAGTTATCATCCAGAGGCAGAACTTAAGATTGGATGCGGCATCAGAAGGATGTGGGTCGGTCCCAATGAGTATGGTAGCAAAGGATTCTATTTAGAACGACATGATGGCTCATCTACTGATTGGAGTTTCGTGAAGAGCATCAGCAATCCATCCAAGTGGCATGACTTCCATGCAGCCTGTCGGAATGCAATTATGGATCAAACAATCGCATACAAGATGCGATTGTTTGAAGAAGAGCGATATATTGAGTGTTGTTTGACTGGCGAACAATTATTTGTGGACACGGCTCATACTGATCATATCCCTCCAAGAACATTTGATGCACTTCTAAAAGTTTTCTTACATAAAACCGGAATTGATTACAATGATGTTTTGATTGATCCGACGTATGATAATAAAGTAGGATGTTGGCTTTCTGATGCAAGTTTTGCAAAGCAATGGTCTGAATTCCACAGAACGAATGCTGTGTTCAGGCTTGTGACTCGCACAGGAAATTTGAGTCATTCAAAGCGTGAAGCAAACGCCATGAAGGCTCGAAATTAAATTGGCATTGAATTTGAAATTTATTTTGATTCTGCATTGCCTAATTTGCAAATTCCACAGCAAACGGATATATCATTGGCATAGAACGGCTCCTTAGAGAGAATGATTTAGGCGGGGCGAAAGAATTTTAGTCACAAAAGTTCTTTTGTCAATGAAATCAGCAAAACAATTTTTTCGTATTATCAATGCAAAGAAATCTGTTTTTTTGATTATTTTTGTCAATAATAACTTGACAACTGCATCTTGGAACATGCGGAGTGAATCGGATATGTGCAGATGACTTTACAGACAAATATAAAGAAACACCTATGAGTGATTCTCGTTATGTAATGATATTTGATAGTTAAATCGTAAATATCTAAAGGAAAGATATTCGATAAAACGAACATAGAGGCGAAGATGAAATTCAGAAAATGGTTTGAAGTTGTGGAGTTAATGAAGCCGAAAGGTGCAAGAAAGAGCAACATTGTAAGGGATGCTGGCACGAATACAGCCAGAGGTGCGATTCAGTACAAATGGAAAACACAACTGGGAAGCGAAGTAAAGTTATTGTTTACTCCTGAAGGCAATGACGAATACACGGTTGTTTTTTATGTAAACAATACATTGTATGACGATGCTGCATCTAACACAGAAAATGGCAGAGACCCAGAGATTTTGTCTGGTATTTTTTACTTATTAAAGTCCAAGTCGGAAGAAATTGGAGCAAAGACTTTATCGTTTAGGGCACATCAATCTTCTGGCGACACTAAAATTGTTCGAAGTCTAAACATAGATTCGTATAAGCAACAAGCATTGACAGACATTTTCAATTTCTCGAAAGAATCGTCTACGGTTGTTCCTAATGTTGTACCTCCGAGCGAGAGATCGCTGTCGCTTATGAAAAAAATTAACAGGCCGATTCTAACAGTATACGATTTTGAAAAGGATCGTTGGTTGAATTTTGCAAAACAAGTAAAATCAGCAATTGAACAAAACGAATTGATTTACAATTATGTGAATCAGTTAAAAACTGGAGTAGGGGTTGGCGACTTCCGTACTTTGAATTTTGATATCAACAAATTGATTTATTCTTTAAGCAATTATCAAAACGCATTTATGTCAAATACAGAGCAGGGCTGGAGCAAAACCAAAAACAGACGTGCTGTGATATATGAAAAGCTGTTGAATCGTCATATGTCTAATGACTGGTCTATTAGTGTTCGTGGCGACAATTTTTTGTTGACTAAAAAACATGATGTGGTTTAATTTCTATGAAAAGGAAAAATGATTAAATCAATTTATTTTTCCTATATAAAGCATGAATTTCAAGTCTTTTTATGAAAATTTATTTGATGACGATTTTGATGTAGAGTCTTTTCGAAAAGAAAGGAAAGATAGAGGATCTATTATCAATAAGCAACGTCATAAAGAAAATGATCAACTTATTTTGTATCACGGGTTTGATAAAGATCCACAGTCTTTTAACTATGAATTTGACCCTTCTCATTCAGATCAAGGACTTTTGTGGTTTACCCATAAGATGATTTCATATTATGATCCATATGAGTATGCTTCAGGAAAAGGTAAATATGTTTTGACATATCCATTGCCAATACAAAAGATTTATGACACAATTACTTATCAAAATGGAAGTACAAAAAAAGAAGTCCCTGAAGAATTGCGAAGACAATATGACCCGACATCTAATAGCAGGATCAGAGAGTGGGGCAGTAGCATTATTTCTTTACCAGAGAATTGGTTTTTTACCTACAAAACAGAAAAATTTATAGGAACTAACAAAAAAATTACAGCACGTCCAGAAATGGTATCAGTGGTTGGTCACTGAGTGGTTACGTGAGTCGGTGAATTACTGACGCCAAACTGATTAATTGGAGTATATTGTATTCCAAATTGCTTTAAGTCGTCTTGATTATAATGATTGAATATCATTCTCACTACACTTTTTTGTTTGTTTTTCAGAATTAACTGGCCAGATTTAAGTGCTTGTTGAACTCTGTCGGCATCTTGTTTTGAAACGGCGACGTATGAATTTGAGTAATATGGTTGTTGTCCATACATGAATGTGAAGTAATCATTGTACAGATCTTTGCCGGGCAATTGTCTGAATCCAGAAACCTTTCCTTGAAGTTGATATTTGGTTCCCAATGATTTTGATTTTGATTTTTGGAAATCAAAATTGGCTCCCAAAAACTTAGATAAATCTAAAATGTAACGATGATATTTTGATTTAACTTCTGTGCCAGCGATTCCTTCATCGCCACTAATTCTTTTCTCATTAGGCGAATAGGTTACTACAACATGAGGTTTATTTTCAGAATCAAAAAGAGCAATCATAGTTCTGTCTTGATCAAAGCTCATGACTCCTGCACTTCCGCAATTTTTCATTAATCCACCCAAGAGCGTACATCTTTTTCCAGCATCAATCCAACGAAATCCATTATTATATGTTTTCAATGGTTTTTGATCTTGAAATATAGTTTTTTTATCATACTTTTGTTGTGCTTCAAAGAAGCTAAGATCTTTATAAGGAGCTACATTCAAAATTTTATTTGACAAGATATCATTTATGAGTGAGTAATAGCTAAAGAATGCTTCTGAAAACATTTTATCTTCGATTTGTTCTTCGAGTGCTTTTCTTTGTTCTTGAAGGTACGTATCATCATAAACATTTTCATTATCATCAATAGACAAATCTAGTTTTTCAAGAGTTTTCATGTAGTTTTCAGGAGAGTCTGTTGCTTGATGCAGTTCTATTAAATCTGGCAATGATGTGGTTCTAAAATTTTGATGCACCCAATTAAACCAATTATCTGTCGGATCGTTTGTTCTATAATTTCTGTACCATCTTGCGAATAGATGGGCATATTTGCCGAATTTTTTATAGAAGAGTTTGGCAACAATCATTGGATATCCAAGATTTACAACATCTTGTTTAGATTCAAGTATTGTATGTTCTGAATTTTCTATCCATTGTTTGAATCGCATAGATTATTTATTAAAAGTCATTTTATTTTACATAAATAAATGTGATATTTGAATTTAATAGAGAGGTTTAAGCTATGCAAGTGTGCATTTTAGCAAAAAATGAAGACATAGATGGAATTAGAGAAAAAGCTAGATTAGAAATCGAGTTTTTTTCTAATCACACACAAATATTAAACATAGGTTTATCTGAAACTGGTGAGAAGCCAATTACCCATTGGTTTTGTACTTTCAATGCGGATCAAGAGATGCTTGATAAGTTAAAGTCAATTCAGGAATTGACGGAAATTGAAGCTGCGAATGCTAGAGGATTTTTAAGTAAACGAAAATTAAAAACAATAAAGGATTAAAATGAACTTCAAGAAAAAAATAGATTTCATTACAGAGTCAGAAAAGTCTGAGATAATGAATTTTGTTCATAGTTACAAAAAACAAGATTTCTATATAACTAACGATCATATCAAAGAAATCAACATGGCTACAAATGGTTGGTCTGTCTTGTGTGACCTAACCAAGACAATCGTTTCTGAAGAAGTCTCAAAATTTCAGGGGGATGCGACTCAGATCGAAGAAGTTCCTGAGATATTTCATTTGTTGCACAATCGTATTTCTGAAACCTTAATGATTAGTTCTGACAATGTTTTTTTTCAGTGTATCTATTTAGGAGAAAATGGTGAAGTAAAAAGGCACTATGATGCTGGCAAGCCCGGATATATAACGTACAAATGCAATGTTTTCATTGATGGTCCAGATGTAGATTTTGTATACGTTGGCGATTCAATTAAAGAAATAAACAAATTAGATTTATATTGTTTTGAAGCAAATTTATACAAACATTGGATGGATAAATCAGAATCACCAAGAGTACATTTGAGTTATGGATTTTTGATACCATGCGGTGATTTAGGGTGGCATGAAGATCATCCAAGAATCAGATTAAGTAATAGAATTTGGAGACATTACATAAAATAGAGGAAATATGACATTTAGATGTTTAGACAAAAAAAACAAATACGATAAGAGAAGTAACTTGGATTTATCGTAAAAACGCATGGGTTCCAGTCGTTACTGTCTGTATTTATGGATTATATCCAAGACAATCTGTCGCTACAGTTATCCCCAACGTAAGCGGTTTGCTTTTGGATTTAATCAATTTAGGACTCAACATATCTTGGACGTTAAATTCCAATTATGAAACGGAAATAACCTACAATATAAATGACACAGAATGGGTGGAAATAATTGTAGATCAAGGAAATTCAACAATAATTGATACCAATCCAAACGACACAATCGAAGTAAGAGCTAGATTCAAAGATGGAAGTCGTTACTCTGCCAGCTATGCGACCGCCACAATTGAAATTTGGGAAATGACTGACATTGCTTTGTATGGACTTACGGAGCGAAGCGGCAGCCAAAATGAGGAACCATTTTTAGGAAACACTGTTTATTCGCTCGTGGAAGTATGGGAGAGCCTTCAAAGGGAAAAGTTAAAAACTTTCACTATTGAAAATACAGTAGAAGCAAATCATGTAATTGCTTGGCATCCAAATGGTTATCTTTATAGACTTATTCTTAAAGGGACAGAATACGATTCTCCGTCTTACAAGTTTGAACGAGTAAATATTAGCACTCTTGAAGTTGTTGACATTCCCATAACAACATCTACCCCAGAGTTTGACATAAACTGTCCTGCAACTGCTATGGTTTATCATCCGAACGAGAACGCATTTTTTGTTTGCAGCAGTTGTGGTTTTTATAAATTAGCAACAAATGGATCAACTGCCACATTAGAATTAATAAATGTTAACAGTCCTAATAGTTTAGTCTATGATGGAGGTTTGATTACAGCCGAATTATATGGTAGTAATATTGATTTTTGGACGGTCAATATTACAGGCATCTACGAATCGCCATCGTTATTTGCCATAACAACTACTGATGACCCTGATTATGTTTTAACTGGAATCATTAGTTTGGCAATTCATAACGGAACTTTATACGCAATCTCTTCTGGTAATGCGGCTGACAATTCTTATACAGGCTTGCTTTTTATCACCATCTCCGACGATGTAATTCGGACTGCATCGGTGATTGCCAGATTGACTGCCCCATTCAAAAGATTAGCTTCTGTAATTGTAGATCAAGTTCCTGTATTAGTAGTTCAGCAAGTTTCCAATGGATTTTCTGGACTGCATCATTTGAGCGAGGGAGGAGTTGTAGGCGATTTGATTGTTGATACAAGAGCTTGTTGTAATTTAGAAGAATTTCATTCTATGTCATTTAATCCAAGAGACAGACACATTTATCATTCTTGTATGCGTTTAATTGATTATGCGTTTAATACGCAAGACCCTGATGTCAATAGTGTTTTGGTATTTGAAAAATTGAATTTAGACACTCTTGAGGTTTCAAACATTTCTGTTTCGGGGTCTAATTATGTAAGAGGAATTGAATCTGACACCCAATCTTTCATAGATGATGGTGGAGAAGACATGTATGATGATGGAAACGTCCTAAGCACAAACTTAGTAGATAACGGATTCATTGAATACACACATACCATACAATCATCAGTAGGGGATACTCATGGAGAAGATTTTGTACAAACAGCAGACGGAACAGTAGCAGACGGCACTGATTATTTTGGGAATGGAAGCTCTTATTTCACGAATATGTACACTGGTTTATTTGTAATGGTTGCAACCAACATAAACATCACTGAATTTGTTGTTAGCGGGGAATTAGGAGCAGATGGCGACGGAATTGTATCGTCAGACGTGATCGCATTGAACGGCGGACACACAGGATATTTCAAAAAGGTTTATGATTCAGGTGATCCGTCAGTAAATCACTTAATCATAATTCCGTCCAAAAATGGCGTAGTACAAAGTATAAGTGAAAATACTGACGATGATTTTCATTTACTGAGCAACTTATCTGGTGTAAATCGTATTTATTATCTATTGTTTGCCACGAAAGACAATGAAAACAATGTTAATGATGAGGTTACATCGGAACAAGCTGCAACAATTGGAAATTTGTTCTTGTCTGCTATTGGCAGTCAAAATATCAATCAAATTCTTTCCAATTTGAATGATAACTATCTTGATGTTACCGATAATATCACAGACTTGTTTGCTTTTACGGATGCAAATGACGGCAATCAGCACCAAATAACAGAAATGTTGGGATATAGACCAGGATTAAATGAGCCACACTGCATGACCTATGCCGGAAACGATAAATTTTTCATAGCGAGCGAAGAAGGCTTGTTCTCAATTACATCAGATGGTCATATTTCTTTAATCAACAGCGAGTTCCGTTGGGGAGAATGTCGTGGATTGGCATTTGTAGAAGGTCGTTTGTATGCTTCATATTCTTTTGGTACTTTTTTAGTTGAGATAAATCCAATTACTGGCGAACAAATTTTACAGGTAAATGAAAAAGGCTCCACCATTGTTTTCAATGGAGGCGAAGGTAACACTACCAGTATTCGGGCTTTGGCTTCTGATGGCATAGGGCTTTATGTTCTTGGAGTTAATAATGAGCATACCGAATTTGCTGTTGGTTTAATCGTAAATTTAGTACCTGATGAAAACAACGAAATTTTCGCCACATATTTAGTAGAGTTCAAAACGATAGGCGGATTGACCATAGAGAGATTTGGGAGAACAGCACCCATAGGAAACGTATTTATTGAATACACCGAGACATCTACATCATTGCATCTTAATGACACTACTCAGGTAAATGCCGACGAATTAGAAGTTCAATGGCACGAAGATGACAATGCAAACCAAAGTTTTGAAGATTGGAATCCCATTGCGGTAGAAGAGGTGTTGGTGGTGGAAGATTACACTTTAGTTATCATCAATAAAACTGCAAGTAGTTTCAAAGCTAGAATGAGATTTATCAACCCTCTTAGCAAGTGGAGTTATTTCAGTTGGAATTAATTGATTGTCAACTACCACGCCGCTAAAGACGTAGTGATTAGTCAGCCTTGTTGATATTTTTGTTTTTTCTCAATCGTTCCAAGAATGAACTTTTGCTTTTTCTTGTAGAGATTTTGATTTCGTAAGTAGAATCGTTGTTTTGTTTAACATCAACTACTTCGCCTCCGATATCGGATATAATTTTTGGGATGGATTGAAATGGATTTGTTTCATTGTCCATATCAACCACAACTGTAAGTTGTTGTTTAGACATTAAGCTATATGTTGTGATAGTTGAAAGGCTGATAATTATACAAATTAGAATTGCAAGCCATGTACGTGGTTTTTTTTCTACGACAATTTGTCCCATTTCAACAACGCATGATCCTCCTGTATCTCCGGTTTCTTGGAGATTTTTTACATATTGAGGCAGATTTTCAAGGGACATTGGTTTTTGTTGCATTTTTAACCTTTCAATTAGTGACATTCTATTTATGCGTCTTGAACATTTATAATTTTTGAGTAAAATCAAGTTATGAAAAACTTAAAAATATCATTAGTGTATATTGCCATTGTGACTTCTTTCTTTGCTGGCATTTCAATTCGTTCGAATTTTTTGGACGATCCTTCAATTCAAATATCTCATGTTCATGACGGAGATACAATTGTTGTAAACATTACAAACTGGCACCCAATCGTTGGAAAAAAGATGTCAATCAGGATTAGAGGGATCGATACTCCAGAATTGAATGATACTTCTAAGAAAATTTTAGCAAAAGAAGCCAAAGACTTTACTACAAAAATGATTTCTTATTCACATGTTGAATTCAAAAATTTCACAAGAGACAAATATTTCAGACTAGATGCAGATGTTTATGTAAACGGCAAGAATTTAGGAGATTTGTTAGTTGAACATAATCTTGCAAAACGATATGATGGCGGCAAAAAGCCCACATGGAAATAGGAATTTATGAATATTTATGCTTTATCTGACATGCACGGAAGATTACCGGATGTACCTAATTGTGAAATTTGCATCATTGCTGGAGATGTTTGCCCGATTGAAAATCACAAGCTTTCTTATCAATCTAATTGGCTCGACACAACATTTCGTGCTTGGTTGGAAAGAATTCCAGCCAAGCACATTATTGGCATAGCTGGCAATCACGATATCATTTTTGAAGAAGCTCCGGAGCGTATTCCTAAAAATCTCCCTTGGACATATTTACATGATAAAATGATAGAAGTTGAAGGGATAAAGATTTACGGGACTCCTTACCAGAAGTTCTTTGGCGGATGGCCATTCATGAAACATGAACACGAGTTGGAGATTTTGTGGAAAGACATGCCAGTTTGTGACATTGTAGTTTGTCATGGCCCTCCTTATGGTGCTGGAGACGTAGTTAATTTTGAGGGACCACAAGGATCAAAGATTTTGGCACGAAAGCTATTGGAACTTAAAATTCCATGGTGTATAACTGGGCATATTCATGAAAACTATGGCATTCATGAACTTGGAAATACAAAAGTCGCCAACGTAGCTGTTTGCGATGAAAGATATATTTTGTGTCAAGAGCCTCTTAAAATTATTTTTCAAGATGTTTAATCCCTTGTGCTGTTGGCAAAATTATCGCATGTGCCCGACCTACGCCATCAATTCCACTTATTAACTGCTTGTCAAAAGAAGCCTTCATTTGTGGGTATTTAAAAGATTTTTCCCTTTCACGCACCTTCATAAATATTTGTTGCAATTGACCATAAATGGCTTCTAATCCTTGAGCAGCTTGAGCAATATCTGGATCTATAGGAACAAAATTATTTGCATTATTTCCAGCTACATCTGTCTCTGCATTGCCATTATTTGCAGTTCCATTTGGAATATAAGTTTTTTGGCTTGTAGAAAATTCAGTTTCTAGCCATGTCTTAAAAGATATTTTGCTCATAAAATATATAGATTAAAATCCATCTGTTTTCCAATCAAGTTTAATTGATTGGTCGTTTTTAGAATTACGCACATCTTCCAAATATCTTTCCAAATAATTAGTTAATCTGGGTTGGTCCCATGTTGTCGATTGAGAGTTAGACATGCAGCGTTTCATGAGTGGAATCATAAATCGTGTAAATTTAGCTATTTCAGACATAATTGTTCCAATAAAAAAAACTGCCTATTTGAGAGGCAGTTTTCATTTTATCTAACTTGTTTTTGCTTAAGTTCTGCAAGTTCATTTCTAAGTCTTTGATTTTCGCTTTCCAAAGCACCAATGCCTTTAATGACTCGATTCATAAAGATTTTGTCACCATCATATGTGTTTGTTGCGATTCTTCTTAGTTCTTGTAGATCAGCGGTTGATACAGCCATAGGGCCTCCCTTAAATTGTTACCTATGATATAGTAGTGTAGTTAATAGTTGCTTAGCTTATAGAAAAACATTCATGTATTTTCTTGTTCGTTCAAAACCAGCTTTTTGTACATCAGGGACTATAGGCTCCTGACCGAAAGCATTGCTACCTTCATTACTTACCA